TCCATTGACTCCATTGATTCCATTGACTCATCTGTACCAGTCTCAATTAAAAAATTTACTATTTATGGTGAAAGATGTTCAGGAACAAATTATTTAGAATCAATAATAAATAAAAATTTTGATGTTAATATTACTTGGGATTATGGATGGAAACATTTTTTCGGATTTAGTGATTTAACTAACAGCGATGATACATTATTTATTGGAATTGTTAGAAACCCTATTGATTGGATTAACTCTTTATTTAGAACTCCACATCATTTACCATGTAACTTTAGAATTAATAACGCAGATATTTTTTTAAATAATGAAATATTTTCTGTTTATGATAACGATACTGAAGTGATGGATGATAGAAATATATATACAAAAGAAAGGTATAAAAATATTTTTGAATCAAGACATATAAAATTAAAATTTTTAATTGAAGATATGCCTTTATTAGTTAAAAATTACATATTAATTAGATATGAAGATTTATTAGATGATTTTAATAATACGATGATTAAAATTAAAGAAAAAGGGTTACTTGTAAAAAATAATATTGACTTTCCATTAAATAATACATTACGTCTTAAAACAAATGACATTTTTGTTAAAAATAGTAAAAAAAATGATATTCCCGATGATTTAATAAAAGATAATCTTAATACAATTTATGAAATTAAATTGAACTATTTATAATCGTAATAAAAAAGGTTTCACAATTTTTTCCAACTCTTCTATTTCTATTTCTGGCATTTTTACATGAGACTCCCAGAAATATTTACAATAAGCCCAACTAAATTCCCATTGGCTATCATACCATTCTATATGATCTTTTAATATTTTTTCATACAGTTGTTTTGGAAGCATTTGTAAACTCTGTTTTGGCAATACGTAACATAATTGGACAAGTTCAGATACTGGTTTCTCTTTTTTATTCTTAATAAACACTTTTTTTAAATGCGGAACATAATGAACCAAATCACATAACAAAGGAGGATAGTCATATTTGTATTTCCATCGCCAATCAGGACATCCAGACGTATAATACTTCATATTCCATTCAAGACCTTCCAAATAATTCATACATATTTCTTTTTTTACTTCATCCGTTACATCTACAATATCAAATAAACATTTATAATAACGTACTTGCCAATCCTCTTGATAAACATTAATGATTTTTTCTATGGCTCTTTCATAAGTAGGTAAAGAATTAAATTTATTTAATTTATCTTCGGGTGTTTTATTAGGCAGAATTATTTTCTCTCTTCTATCTCTACTTTTCGTTTCTATTTTGATATTACTTTCTTCCATTTCAGCTAAAAAAAGGACTAATTTTCTAACATTTTTCCAATAAATTGTTTTTCCATCAGTTAAATTTTCATTTGTTAAACCAATCGTCGCCTTGTATGCATTCATCATTTTATCAACACCACCGGTACGTATATTAATAGACGGAAAATGAGGCATAAAATCATTACCTAAAAAAAACGTCATAAAAATGTAATCATAGATTCTGTTTTTCTGTTGTTCTAATATTAATTCATTTCCATTATTCATATCTAATGTAATTACTCTTGCTAATTCAGGTATATCAATAATGTAAGATTCATTTGGTTCCAATTCACTACTAATAGATTGTATAAAATGCGGCGTTTCACGAAAAAGAAATATATTTTGAGATATTGGAAGATGATTAATACAAAGCATAATTAAATCTGCATCAAGACCATAAATAACCGTATTTTGTTCTTTATGTTGTTCAGGAAAATCTCTGATATACTGAAAAATTTTATGCTCGCCTTCCCCGTGTTTATCGCTAAGAGATAAAATGATGTTTTTAGCATGATATTTGGTTGCATCACTGTATTTTTGTTTTATTTTTTCATTTAACATACTCATAAATACAGTTCCAGGTGTGATTGCAGTAGTGTTCCATGGATCTGGTTTTAAACCTTTGAAAAGCGATCTGGATACATTGGTTTGATAAAGAGACTTGAATCTTCTTGAACGTTGTTGTTCTAACTTTGCCACAGGTGCAACACCGTCAAAGGCAATTAATATATTATTATTTGGTTTTATTTGTAAAATATATTCATCAATTTTTAAACATACTGAGCGAATAATTATATCTGCTTCGGACTCGTTCAAATTTGAAAAATCAATTTTATGAACACAATCGTAAATAATAGAATTACAATCCAAGTAAAAATTATTCATTTGGATTTCACTCTCGTCTATTTTTTTTAGTATCTTGGTGTGATTTTTAACAATATATGAAAAGTAACTAGGAATTCCCATGATCAATAATAAATATTAAAAATAATGTTTAATAGTTTTCATTTTATATTTAGTAAATTAAGTGTACGTATATCTATAAAAATAAATAATCCATTATATATAATGAATGTAAATATGAATAAAAACAAAACAATTGATATTAAAAATAATGTAAATAATGTAAATAATGATAAAGTAAATATATTAATATCATCTAAAATTGTTTTTTTTAAAAATATAATCCAAAATACTTTTAATCATGTTCAAAAAAATAAAACCTTAGACATTTTATCTATTAATGATATTAATATTTGTGTAGACAAAATAACAGATATTAGTAAAAAAATAAAGGAAATTGACGAAAATATATTATTAAACGTAGATAACAATGAATCGGTAGCTAAGAAGCTACAAATTATAAACAATGATTTTTCCACTATTTTTAAATTGTATGGAACACTTCATTTATATGATTTATTAACCATTTGTTTAGGAGACATTAAAAAAAACATTACGGATAATGATGACATTTTAAAATTAAACTTATTAAAAAAATATTTTCATCCAACTGGTTATAAAATAATAGGAAAATCAACCAATAGTGTTATAGAAAATTATAAAAATAATAAAAATAATAAAAATAATAAAAATAGTAAAAAAACAATAGATGATAATTCATATAAAAATTTACTGTGTAGCGATGTTGTTTCAGAATACGAACAATTTTACATGAAAGTTTATGGAATAAAATTATTTATCAATCACGGAAATGAGGATCCAAATAATAGCAGTTTACTTATTTATGGAATTTTAGATGACGTTTTAGTCCAACACTTACATGATGACTATATAACAAAAAAAATAAAACTAATTATTGATAATTTACCTCAACAAGAAGAATTTCAAGATGAATGTTTTAAAAAATTTATCAATGCACTAAGTTTAAAAGATTTATTAATATGCGACAATAATGAGATATATAATAAATATTCAGGATATTGTTCTTTAAACAATAATATGAAACAAAAACAAATTTCAAATATTGTAAAAGAATTTATTAATGATGATATTTATAATAAAAGAAACACCATTATTTCGTTACTTATTAGTAAAAGTACGCGTGAAAATCAATATTTAGCCTATTTACTCTATGATCTTCTCTCTAATGATTCAAATGGAAATATTGATAGCCAAGAACAAATTATTTTATTTGATAGTTTTACATGGTCTATAAAACAAGAATTTAAACAAGCTATGAAAAAAACAGTTCAATATACCAATGAGTTGTCTAATTTTGATTTAAATAAAATTCCGCTTGAACAACAAATATGTTTAATGAATGTCCCTAATTCGGTCAAAGAAAAAGCGATGTTGAAATTAAAAGAAGTAAAAGCAAAATCAGAAGATTCTGGAACAAAAGCTCGTCAATATTTAGATGGACTTCTTAAGATACCGTTTGAAATATACAAACGTGAACCTATTCTCTATGTAATGGACGAAATAAAGTCAAAATTTAAAGAACTTTTTTTACATTACAAAGTTAATGAATTTGTAGAAATACCAAACAAAGATTTTTACACAAATGTAGAAATATTAAACTACATAAAAGTCATTAAAAATTATATAAACAAAGAAAGCAACAATATACAAAACAAAGAAAAAATAATTAAAATCGTCTCAAATGGTGATAAAAAAAGAATAGCTGAAAATATAGTAACTATCAATGAAATACTTAAAAAAAACAAATTAATCAATTTTCTCATTGATTCTAAAAATAAAAAAGATGTTGTAAAACAAGAAATTATTAAATTATTTGAGCTTTTGTATAAGGATGAGTATAACAAGGATATTTTTAATGAAATATATAGTTTATTTATAGAGTCAAAAACAAAAAAAAACAATCATATTTATAAAATAACCAGTGAAATCATTACAATAGACAATAATATCCAAAAAATAAAAGACTATATGATAAATGTAAAAAAAACATTAGATGGTTGTGTTTATGGTCACAATAATGCAAAAAAACATATTGAGAGAATTATCGGTCAATGGATTAACGGAAACGCTTCAAGTAACGAATCATGTGTCATTGGTTTTGAAGGAAATCCAGGAATAGGAAAAACAACCTTAGCCAAAGGACTTGCAAATTGTTTAACAGATGCGAATGGAGATAGCCGACCTTTTTCACTCATTGCTATTGGAGGAGATTCCAATGCTTCTAGTTTAGTTGGTCATTCTTATACCTATGTTGGAAGTACCTGGGGACAAATTGTTCAAATACTCATGGATAAAAAATGTATGAATCCAATTATATTGATTGATGAGGTGGATAAAATATCTAAAACGGAACACGGAAAAGAAATTACAGGTGTTTTAACCCATTTATTAGACCCGTCTCAAAATAAACAATTTCAAGACAAATATTTTTCAGGAATTGACTTGGATTTATCCAAAGTTCTTTTTATTCTTTCCTATAATGATCCTCAATTAATTGACCGAATTTTACTAGATCGTGTACATAGAATTAGATTTGATACGCTATCCGTAGAAGACAAAATAGTTATTTGTAATAAACATTTATTGCCTGAATTATACAAAAAAATTGGACTAGAAAACACCATTCAATTTTCAGATGATGTTTTAAAGTTTATTATAGAAGAATATACACTTGAACCAGGTGTAAGAAAACTAAAAGAAAAATTATTTGAAATCATTGGAGAATTTAATTTAAATATTTTAAAAAATGATAATCTATATATTGAATTGCCAATTGAAATAACCATTCATGATATTAAAAATAATTATTTTAAAGATAAACATGAAGTGAAAATTCAAAAAATACATTCCGAAAGTAAAGTTGGCGTTATTAATGCTTTATGGGCCAATGAATTATCTCAAGGAGGAATACTTCCACTTCAAGTAAGTTTTATTCCTTCCAATAAATTTTTAGATTTAACTTTGACAGGATCATTGGGTGAAGTAATGAAAGAATCTATTAGTGTTAGTTTAACAAATGCATGGAATTTAACACC